ACCGCATAGAACGCAATCACGACATCATCGAAGTTTGTTTTGGATAGACCGGCAGCCTCCATGTACGCGTAAAGAACGGACCAGTTCGCCTGACAGGCGTAGAACACCGCGCCGCGAGTGACGCCTTCGGTGCCGGTGAAAGCTTGCAAGAAATTGAACTGGATTTTTGCTTCCATCGCTCCCCTTTGAGCGACGATTAAAGCGGCCTTCGCTGCTTTTGTTTCCGCCGCGTCCGCTGCTATTACGTCCTTGACCTGATCGGGTGTGAGTGCCATTGGTAAATCTCCTTACGGCCTTCGCCGTTTTACTGTGCTTCTGCTTCTGGTACGGGTGCTGATTCTGTTTCGGGCTTCAAGATTTCAATTAGTCGTCCGGCTAACGTGTATCTTCCGGTTCGGGGTTGAATAGAAACTAGAACGTCGCTTACAATCCGCGCGCCGGTATGCATTTCCGTGTCTATATACTCCGAGGCCGTTTTGATGTGCGGGCGGGATAGAAACAACGGGCAACCGCAATCCAACCTTGAATTCCCATACGATCCGTTCCACCTTTCTACAAAACTTTCTATCTGTGAAACGGGAAACTGGGGGACGGAAAATATTATGTTCATGGCGTGTGTTCGTCCGTCTATTCTTTTCGAACTGTCTTCCGTAAATTCGACTTCGACACCCGCGTAAACCAAGCACGTGTGTCCTTTGGGAGTCAGGATGCCCTCAAAGAGGGCCGTATAAGTTCCCGCTTGCGAGCGGATCACGAATCGTCGCCCTTGTTTGTCGTAATGCGTGATGTAGCCGAGCAAGAAAATCTCCTAAAAAGTTTTTGGGTACGTGAGTGCGAATGGGCGTGTGGCTTGGAGGCTCTCCCCCGGGCCCTCTCAATTTTCAAAATATGCAAAACGGTAGGGTCTTGTGATGTGCAAAAGATTGTGCGTGCGCCTTCGGCTACCGCTACCGGCTGGCTACCCCGTGGGTGCGCCCCTCCTGCCGCCCTGCCCGCGCCGGAAAAAGCAATCTGCGCCGGATCAGAGCCACGACCGACGACCAGACCACGACATAAGCAGGCCACAGCTGACCGGCCCGCGCGATCCGCGCCAACCAACCAATCCGTCGCGCCGCGACGAGTCAATCTGTTGCTTCGTTGCCCGTTATCGGAGGGTATTGCCGTTGAAAGCCCGTTGGACTAGTACAAAGTGTAGTACAACGGCGGCTAACTCCCATGTTCTCAATGCGTGGCTGAGAGTGCAAGATTCGCACCCAATTAACACCTTGTTGATTATGGCGTTTCGAGCGGATGCTAATGCCTGCCCGGCCCGACACCGGCGAAACGCCGGAACGAGGCCGTTAGGCATTCGGCGCCGGTCCTGCAAACGCCCTCTAGATAGCCCTGCCAGCTCCACAGGAAGCCAATTCCCGCGTTGCGCGGTCGAAAACGCCTAAGTGCTTGCCTTTCAATGCTATTGATCCAAGATTTGATCGCGTCCGAACCGATCTCTATGCTGTAACTCATTGAAAATACATGTGTTCACCAGCATCGGTAACATAATTACCCAATATTTCGGAAAATTTCGCTGAATTCGAGAACGCTTATCGTGCGCGAGCGTCAACCAATCGAACGATCAGCCTAGCAATCGTGTAATTTATGCTCGAATCAATGACATTGCGAGCAAGTCCTTTATTTTCAGCGTGGTACTCTGGCAATGTCACTGGCAATGTCAAACGTGACATCAGATAACAGCCTTATATATCAGTGTGTTACAGCCAAAATCTCTGAGAAGTGGCACCCTTGTAGGAGAAAGAGGGCTTAACTTAACGTGTTGTCGGGCTTGTTTGTTCCTTATAACTCTTAATTAAGCCTTCCCAAATCATAGTGAATTCATTCTCCTACAGGGGTGGCACTTTTGAAGACTTTTGACTGCGGAGCATTGAAAACACAGGCTGTTAGCTGATGTCACTCTTGACATTGCGAGAATCGCACGACATTGCCATATGGTATTTACGAAATGTCTGCATCCGATAGTAACATATAGCACTTATGCAATGTCACTCGCAATGTCATCCGGCAATGTCATGCCGCAATGTCACTTTTGATGAAAGCATCGCTGAATCCTCGTTCCCGCTTAACGGCGTCTACTGAAACCTTAACGCCGGTGCGAGCGAAAATCCTCTAGTAAGCTTTCGAAGGCTTAACCGCTCGACAGCGCCGCGCCCTTAGTCGGCTCGCTTGAGCAATCCAACCATCTTGACAGCGCGCCCCATAACCCAATCGGTGTAGAAAACGATATGCCCGGCTTGGGCTTTGCCCTTCCATGCGCGAGCCCATATCTCTGTATCGTACCGCTTGTAGTTCAAGGACTCCCGCCACAGTCGTTCCGGCATGACGCCACCGTTTGATCTTAGGACGTGCTCCATGCGGGCCTGTAAGCGGCCAAGTGTGGACTCAGCCTCAATCGGGCGGATGTAGCGGATTACGTCACAGCGGTACCTCGCCAGCGCAATGGCCCGCTCCAAGCAGTCGTCAGTAATGCAATCCAAACCTAAATCAACGGCGAAGAACAGGGCTAGCCTTTGAACCAATCCCACGATTCGAGACATGGACAAGCTTTGGTTATCATCGTCTTCGTCCACGACTGAAAGGCCCGTCAATCCCTGCGCGATCATGGCTTGAGCGTGCTCGTAATTTTCATAGTCGAATATGCCTTGCTTCAGGGCCTTATCAATCAAAATCCTTGTCTCGCCTGCACCCGGCATACAGTCGGGATCGGTAAAGAAGGAAACGGCTTCGTCCTTGTCGGCTTTCTCCGGCCCCAGCACGATAAACAATCGGTCAATCAGATCCGAGTTGCTACCCATGATCTTGGGCCAATTTTCGTGGAAGCTTTTGACTGTCGAGCACCATATCCAAGATGCGCAGTACTGTCCGGGCTCAAATGCAAACGAATCCTTTGTGCTCTTGATGATGTTGGCGAACCTTCCGCCTTCGTAGATGCTGAGAAGGTGAGGAGCGAAGCTGCTATTTTCGATGTTGACCTTAGAAATGCAGCTTCGTAGTTCATCGTAATAGAGAATCGCGTTGGCGCATCGGGTTCGGGCCATGTTAATACCCAACCCTTCCATACTGCCTGCCCCGAATATCAACTGCTTGCCGTTCGCGTTCGAAGTGCCTGTTCGATGCATTTCAGACAGTGCGGCCAGCTCCATATACTTGAAGCCCAACTCCACGCTTGACGACTTGAACCAACCCTTGACGGCCAGAGATCCGAGAAACAAAGACAGGGGCGTATTGTTCAATCCTTTGATCCGCACCTTAGTGCCAACACTGTTGAGGATCGTCGCTACCAACGGCATGAAAATTAGTTCGGGCCGTTTGGTTGAAGTCCGCATCGCGGGCTCAATTAGGCCGCGATAGATGGACGTTTCAAGCATTACCCATGAAGGGAATTTTGGCTTGGTGATTGTCTCGCTGCGGTCAATGCGACTCGTATCAAACTTGGGTTTTTCGGCATCAGGCGCCGTAGAACCGGTAGCCGATCCGAACAATACCGTACTTGCGCCGGGATCGCCTGCGGGATACTTATAAACAGAATGTATGGTCTCGCGGACTTTATCCTCGTCAATCGGTGGTGCACAGTTTTCGTGAACCCACGCCATAGCCGCAATTTCAGCGGCCTCAAGCGGGACATTCTTTGAACGAAGCGTGCCGACGAAGGAAACGAGCGCGCCGTGAATCGAGCCATGCTGAATCAGCGTGCCCGCCTCAACAACGGCGATCTTCTTGCGAGTTACTTTCTGTGCCCCCAGCCATGTAAGTTCCGCAGGGCCGCACGACACAGGAGCCATGTCTTGAATTACACGATATTGCTTGCCGGAAATCACATGCACAGAGCCCGGCGACACGCATTGTTCCGCATCCACGCGGACCGAAAAATTTTCGTGCTGCACGAAAGACTGCATAACATTCCCCAAAGATATACTTTCCGGGGATTGTAGAAACCATCTGTGCGCGCCCTGCCGAGAGCGGATCGTCAGCGTAGTTGTAAAATCAGACTTGGTATCGGCTTTGTATCTGGCACGGACATCCATAGAGTCAACTTCAAGGACGAAGAACTGTCCCAACGTGGCCTTCGCAACGCTGCCGAAGTTGCATTTGTGTTCTGCGTACCACGCGTCAATCTGCCCGAAGTCAGTTGTAGCCTTGGTGGGCCATTCGAAAAACCACGGAGCCTTACCACGCAAGGGAATCTGCGGGATACCAAATCCAGCCATGTACTTTGCGCCTTCAGCGGGAGTGGCAAATTCGCCGTTCGCATCAGGCTGCGGAATCGTTATAAGAGGCATTAGCGCGCGCCTCCAAGGGTTTGAGAGCCCGGAGCCACAGGCGCGATGATCCGCGCATTGATCGCGCGGGAAAGCTTGCCGTTATTCAGGGCGGGTGCAACATCGAAGTAAACAGTGCAACCCGTAGGATCATTCATACCCTTGGGTGCTTCGACTACAGCCCGTGAATGAAGGAAAAATTGCTCAGTGATGCTAACGGAAATGATTCCGTATCCGCGCGTAACGTTCCATGTTCGAACCACGCCGGTAATTTGTTTGTTGCTCTCCATTGGTTTCCTCAATGTAACAATCAAAAGAAATGTAATTCGATCCGAGGATCAGTCCTGCTAGCGGCGAGGAAACCGGGGATAAATTCCTGCGGTTATTAGTGCCGAACTCTTGCTTCATGTTTCTTAGAGCGGCTCATCAATCGTAATGTCGTGAGCCATCTTGAACTGCCTAATTTCATTCTTTAGCCGTGCAACTTCTTCTTTCAATTTCTCAATTTCATTAAGCCGTGCGTCCAAATAAATCTTGGCGACTTCTACCATTACGTGTGCTTCCATTGCCGAAACCCTCTTGCTGTTTAATTTCTCCCTGAACCGAAAATATTAATTACTGATCGTCTGAGAAGATGCCCGCCGAACTGCTATTGTCGTGCTACTGAATGTAGGAATTCACTCCGTCTATCGCCGTGAACATCGGAATGGCCGCCTCAATTGCGTTGCCTCGCGCGAGAGCGTCCGGGCTGCAAAGTTGTTCAAGGTAGGTATCCGTCTGAATTCCTAACGCAACCAAAAGCTTTTCAAGTAAAGCGAGGTCTGGCCGGTCGTGTATAAACCACTCGCGCTTTTTGAAGTCCGCAACACGTGGCGCAAGCTTTATAATCGTTTCTTCGATTTGTGACGCGCTGTACGTCGGCGCAGCCAACCATAGACGGGCAAGATGCCCCTTCGCTTCCAGTAAATCGTTTTCGAAATTCGGATAAAGCATTTCTGTTTCACTCATTTCGTTTCCTTATAGCCACAAGGGCCGAACGATTTTGACACTTCCTGATTCAGACCGGATCACGCCGAACTCGATATTGGAAATACTGACGTATGCGGATTCGTGTTCTCGCCCGCCGCACGCTGCGGCTGTCGGAGAGTCCAAGAATTCGGAGAGCAAAACCCAATCGGTGCGGCGCAGTGATCGTTGCTTGTAAAATATCCCTAGGCAGTTGCGGAAGATCGTGTCTCGTGATTGGAGTTTTTTTTGAAGTCTCCGAGCACGGAGCGCCCGCATGCGTTTAGCGATTGCCTCGCGCGGTTCTCGTTTTCGTTTCCTACTCGACATGCTCCACTCCTGCGGAAATCCGTTTCCGCTATGCGTCACTCAACGTGTGACGGTATTGAGAACCAAAAAAGAAAGCCGCCTCGAAAGTCAGGCGGTATCTGAAGGGTGCTCTATGCCCTCTTCTCATCACTACTTAGACGAGAACTTTTACTCTTTGCTAATTTGAGCCGAGCACGGCGGTTGTATATCCGCTTCTGCGGGTTTGGGGCTGTTGCGGCTAAGAGCCCCATTTTCTTGAATTTAGCAGTGCGGTTGTAGACTTTTTTAAGAGGCCAATTGAGAAGCGAAGCAATTGTTTTCGCAGTCAGCTCGGTCTTCTTTCGGGGTAGAAATCTCCCATCAGACAAGCAAATGCCTTTATACGACAGGAATTCTTGATCCTCTTTCGACTGCGCCGCAAGCAGTTCGTCGGCCCGGTCGTACGCCGCAGTAACTTGATCCGGGGTCTTGTCCTTCAACACCGGCGATTGCTCTATAAGGTTATCGAGCTGATCTATGAGCCGATTTTCTTCCACGTTGCCGGTTTGCTTTCCGCCGGGAGTGTAGTCCTTCCATTCGAACAGCTCCTGCCATCCATGCTTGCGGTCCACCATTCGTTTGCGAACTATATCTGTGAGCGCGCTCAAGAGAACTTTGTACGCCCACGAATGAAACGTACACACTTCGCCGGTTTTCTCATTTACTCCTTTGAACGTGCTCAGTTCGTAGAAAACTTTTCCGGCTGCTATCTCTCTGAAATCGCCGCCGTACAGTTGGTCTAGCCGAACCGAAACTTCGCTGCCGTCCGGCAAGCCACTGCCGGGTAAGTTTGATCCTCTCCGATTGGCTTCCTTACGTGCGGGCACGCCGCTGTAGTCGAGGACTTCCGCGAAGAGTGCATCTTTGGCTTCGCTTATGATTTTTGAATCCCCTTGAGCGTGAGCCAACACTAGCGCGTTATACAAGAAGTCCAGCGTTTCGCCGCTCTCTCGGAGAATTTCGCGCGGTCCTTCGGGTGTATCAATGATGATCGGCGGACGTGCTTTTCTGTAATCACTCATGGGATTGGCTCTTCGCTCGCAATCTTTCAATCAATCGGTCTGCGGCGGGTTTGAATGCAACACTACAGATTGTTCCTTCTCTCCTAGCGTGCTCGCACGGCCATTTTTGGATGTCTTTCCATTTAACGTCTTCAGGCAGCGACGTTTCTTCGCCGCGCCGATCACTTTGATCTAACAGAAATGAGGTTATGTCCTTGTATCCCCGGTCAATTCCTTTCTCAAGTAGGACAGCGGCTAATTGCTCGTGTGAGTATTCTTTTTCTGTCTCGTATTCCGGGATTTCACACGGGGCATCAGAAAGCATAAGCATAAGTTCAAGAGTAAGGTCTATACGGTATCTCTCCACAACAGCCCATGCATGTGGTAGGGGTTTATAATCCGGCGATACTAAAAATCTAGGATCGGCGTAAACGCCCTCAATGTATTTGACATCCCGTGCCCGCGCGGCCAACACGAAACTTTGAGCGTTTTCGAAGCAATGATTTCTACGAACGCCACGCAGCCACGGTGTAATACACTCAACGATGCGTGCTCGATCATCGGAAGGAACTCCCGGCAATCGCAGTTTGTCGGCTTCAAGTCGTGTGGTTTGCATTTACTTAGCGCCCGCTCCTTCAGGTGGAGAAAATCCTTCAGATGCCCGCAGCTCTTCGTAACCGCTCAGCGTTCCTTTTCGATGCTTAGGTACTCTGAATCCCCAACTTGCTACTAATGCGTCCGCTAGTCGCTCGCGCTCCGTCAAATCGCCTGATACGGGCGCGCTATCCCCTCGAAACACATGCGCAAGTTCGTGCATCACAACGTAATTCACATAGCTTTGGCTCTCTTCCTCCAAGCACGCATCCAAGTAAATCAGTACGCCCCTATTAGCAGGAGCCGGTAGCACAAGCCCGTGCGATCCGGCAGTCGGCGCGTGAACCGTAATATTCCGCTCATTGAGGATTGCCAACACGTCTTGCGGCAGTTCTAAAGCTTTTGCAAATGCTTTGTGAGTCTTCGAGCGGAATCGCGAGTCAATGTAAGGCCATCGCAGCCAAGGCTCTTTCACGACTTCTTTTTCTCCAGTAAATCCGTTGCGGCGTGTGAATTCGCGGAGGGACTTCCGGCTGCGCCGTCTTGCTGCCGAAGTCGTTCGGCACGCTCAATCTGTTCGGTCGTGGGGCGATCTGAAGGCTGAACTCGCTTCGCAGAATCTGGCTCCCACGCACGAGTAAGTCCTGCGAAGATGCCCCCTAATTTCTTCCGAAATGATTCGAGCGCATCCATGTGACACCTCCTGCCTTTCGGCTATTCCTGCGCACGGTCGGGATTGTGCGTCAGGACTTTCCTCCGGACCGCTTGCGCAGTCGGAGATCATAGAAACGAATCGTATCTTGTTTCTTCCTCACGATAACTTTCAAACAAACCAAACAAGTAAGGCACCTTACCTCTTCTTGTTGCTTCGTTCCTTGCGTGCTGCCTTTCTCATTACGGATATAAACCCCGCACGGGGCGACAGTGGCCGTCTCTCCATAATGTTTTGGGTAAGGCGGCTTCATTGCCCCTCCTTCGTCTTTAATGACTCCGCGACTGCGCAACCCTTCTCCGTCACAGTGAATAACCATCTATTGGAAATGAGACCTTTAGCAGCGAGCCGCTTTTTAGCAGCCGAAATAGCGAGTACCGCACAGCGGTATTTCTTTCGCCAACGAAGCCATCGCTGCTCGGAGTCACATATTCTCCCCCAGCGATCTCGGGTTTTCTCAAATCGCTCAATGCCATAAAACTCCCGAAGGATTGTCCGCAGATGGGGTAAAACGAAACTTGTGTACCGCACATATTCTGAAGGCGTGATTAATCCGTGACGAACGGCCATCGCTAACTCAGGTGCGCCGACTCGTTGCTTTTCGTAGAAGTGAACAAGTAAGTAGGATTGCAGCAATGTGAGTCTGATTGAACAAAGTGCTGAATCGTGCCCTACGGATACTACAACCCGCCTGCCTCGCGGTCTGATTGAACAAAGTGCTGAATCAGCCGCCGTGCTAAGAGTTCTCTTTACATGGTTGAACGGTTCCGTCATATAACCTCCTGCATTTCTAAACGTTTTGCACGCCCTGCAATCTGCGCCGCTTCGTATTCCGCTTCCCGCTCTTTAAGAATCTCCCGCGCTTCGGATGTCGTCTTTGCATTCTTGATAAATGTCTTCGTTAAAATAAGTGGGATGTAGCGGAAGATTACAGAGAACTTCATACCGCACGGAACGGGGCTGCGCTTCATAGAGTGGTACATCTTGTACTGTTCTTGGGGAAAGAATGTTAGCAGTGATCCCGACGTGAGTGGGACGCGAGCAAACTTATGAAAGATCGGCATCGCATAAGTCAACGTGAACTCGCGCGTAGCACCGACAGAGATTTGAAAGATGTGTCCGGGGTTACTATCCTTATGGGAAAACACGTGGCTGTTACCGTCGGGATGCAAATTGATCTGGATAGAGTTAAGCGTGCAGTCATACTTCTCCTCAAGACGAGTTTGCAAGATGGCTAAAAACGGCGGAGCATCGCCCGACGATGCGACGCGATACATCTGGGGCACGCAATCGTTATAGGCTTGCCGAGGACCGTACTGTGTTGTCAGATGGCAGGCTTCATCCGTGCACGAGCCCGTCTCGAACTTGAAGTGAGGCAGCCGTTTTAGATTGTCGAATAAAACTTGCGCTTCCTTCACGCCGAGAAAATGGGGGATGAGTTCGAACTTAGGAGCCGGAGGCAATCCCTTTTTCATCTCATAGTCGAGTTTCACAAACTCGTCCTTTGACAAAAACTTTTTGAGATGAGCGTAACTATGGGGCGGCTGGATTGGTCTTCGTTTTTTCATGATTCATGCCTTGCGGAGATAGGCGGATTAAACAGACGAGCAAGAGCGGCAATCGTTTCAGCGTGTAAAACCCATCCAGAAAAATCTAACTTATACCCGTCCTCAACTTTTTCTATTCTAGGAACAATGTCGTCGGGATCGCCACCGTCAAAAAGAGCCTGCAAGTCTTCCGCCTTCGTAGGAATAACAAATCCCTCAAGAAGACGATCATAGAAATGACAAAGTTCCAAGCAACTACTTTCGCTGCCTTCAGTCACCTTAGTTTTCTTCTCGTTTGCGGCTTTCTTCTTGGCGTCGTTATTCTTTTTCGCTTTAGCCTTGCGTGCGTGACTGCCGTTGTGCTTCTCATCAATACCGAGACCATCTAACAGCCGGTACGCTGCCCTTACCGCGGCATCTAGGTTTTGATGGTGTTTACGAATATAGGTGTCAACGTATCCCCCTTCTCCTAAGAACGTGAGGCAGCCGCCTATCTTCTCGCCGCCCTGCATTCTTATTTTTGCGGACACGATGAGATTCTTGGCAGCGGTGTAGCAAACAATCGTACCGACTAGGGACGCTTCTAGGTTTCTGTGCAGCACGGCTGCGGACATGGAGTTGCATTCGTCAACAGACGGAATGTGCTGCGCACTTACCGGAGATGACAAAATGTCATCTTCTCTTTTGACGAGAGTAGAAGTTGTCATAGCACTTCACCTCTTCGCAGATGTTCAACGATGTGATTTGCGATTTGAGCCTGTTCTGTTTCGTTGAAGTTTTCAAATCGCTTGTCCAGATATTTCGTGATGCGTTCGCAGACTGCGGAAACGTCTTTCCCTGTGGTAATGTTTCTTTTCTTGTTACCACCTGCCAGCATATACCTCACAGTGCGAGCGGTTTTGCCTAGAACGGCAGGACACCACTTTGCAAAACTCGTTTCGCCACCGATACTGGGGCGAGTGCCGTCTACGTTTTTCTTGCGAGGCAGATGCTTGAAGCGGCGAAGGACTTCACGGACGAAGGGTTCAAGGATTTTCAAAGAGTTGATGTTGCCGTGGAAGTTGGAGCGAATATGGGCACAGAGTTCTTCATTACTGGCGTCGTGACGCACGTCCAATAAAGCAACGACTTGGGGGATGGTGGAAACAGAATGTGGAAGGGACTGCGATGGGGCGGTAATCGTGGACTGGGACGACATTGGATACCTCCTGCTATTCCGATTTGTTATGCCGTGCTAGACAACTCCCGTCCTACGGGGTGGTTCGTCGGTCATGCCTGCGACTTGCCGACTCTCAAACTCTATCATAGGTATAGTACCCCTGTCAAGCCTTTTCTCGACTTTCTTCTTGACATGACGACCGAGGCGTGAGTGGGAACGGAAAGGTGTTTGGGCGGCCTAGCGCGATAGGATGGGCGTCGGTAGACATAAAAGGAAGAGAATTTCAGCCCGCACAGACGCCTCGATTATCGCTTGACATGCGTATAACACTCGTGATACGCTTGTCGCATGTCAACACCCAAGAAATTGACAGCGGTTCGGATTAAACAGCGTGATTGGGACGCGCTAGCCCGTCTCGCTAAGAAGGAAGATGAAACGATTAGCAGTCTGATCCAACGATCCATTCGGGAGCTCTTGGAGAGAAACGAAAAGAAGTAACGGGACACCCGGACGCTGAAACGTCCGAATGCCCCTAACCCGGTCGCCTTATAGGAGGCAACATGGCTGTCACAAATTCTACCCCGCAATTAAGCTCTCGCGCTGAACGGGTTTTCCAATCCGCCCACAAACTAGCTGTCAATAAGTCGTGGCAAAAAGAGCAAAGAGCGTGTGAGATATTTCGGCTTGAATCAATCCAGCGCGATCCTTCAGCCACGGGGGAAGAGAAGTCCATAGCCGCCGACATGCTCGCGCACTGGCAGACGCCGGAGCCGGTCGTAGTTCGCGCGGCGGCACGTTAACAGTTCGTTTACTCCTAGGGCAGTGTTATCCGGCTCTGGCGGGCCGGATAGCGAAGTCCTAAGAGATAGTAAAGGAGGAACAAATGGGCGTGTTTCTAATTTATGTAGCTCTTTGGTTTGTGTTTTGCCAAGGGTTTCTCGGAAAAGACGACAAGTTTTTGTCCCTGTCTACATACATCATTACTCCGACAGCGATAGTGATGTGGACGTTAGAGGCTTTCGTTTCAAGTACTGAACCTGCGGTTTCAGGTGAAAAGATAGCGGCACGCGCGGCAATCGGAGCAGTCTTTGGGCTCGTCTATTGCGTTTTGTATGCTAACGAGTTACGCACTGAAAAACGATTCCCACTAATGGCCGGGATAGTAGCTGTAATTTGCAGCGTCGGCTATACGTTGATATGTTTCGGTCTTCTGAACCACTTAGGCTAAAGCAATAAGGAGGCGACTATGCTACCCGATAAACCGTGGGGCGAAATGACGGAATCCGAAAAAGCAGAAGAGCGCAAGGCGCTTTATGCAAAACATCCGTGCGGCGAAGACCTAGAATCCCCGTGGAGGAAGTGCGGCGAACCATCGGCGGACAGTCGAAGCGAACGCGGAAGTGACGGCACATATTACCTCTGTGCCGAGCATCTTACTAAATGGGATGCGCGAGTTATTGAAGATCGGAAGAATCAACAGCGTTGGAATCGCACTGACCGAAATTCGAACCGTTTTCAATGGGTTTGCGCCGTCGCCTCAATCGCTCTTTGTACCTATTTTGCAGGTCCTATGATCGCGTTGCTTGCCTTGATAGCCGGATCAGTTCTATATCTAGCTTTAAAAGCGAGCGCACGATGAAAACCCTCGTTATCGCTCTCTTGCTAGCCGCAACCCTGATGAGCCTCTTTATTTGGCAAGGGCACCGTTCGGCAGAACGGTTGGCGTGGGCGTCGTCCGACACAGGCGAGTGTCCGGCATTCACTTCGCGGTTGAAGGGACATGGAATACACAGCTTGTCGTTTCATCTGATGATCCTTACGTATCGGACGGTACGTTGGCTTGGCTCGCGGTCCTGTTCGGATTTTTAGTTGCGTTGGTAGCCGTTTTCGGACGGAATTAGGAGGCTTCATGAAATTCACTATTGCGGTTTTCGCAATGCTCGTGGCGCTGCCGACATTCGCGCAGTCTACAATTCGTATCGCGCTGACACCACGCTCTAACGTTCCTTCCAATGTTGTCGCCAAGGATATGGACAAGCGGTGCCCCGGCATGGTCCTGACGCTCGACGGCGAGCACGCGGACTATTTGCTTGAGGGCGAGGCGGTATATGCGATCAACGGAATCAATATCATTCGCGTCCAGTACACGCTCTTCGCACCCAACGGCGATACGCTCATGCATACGAATCCGCGCAATCACGGGAGCGGAATGAAAGACGTGTGCGCGTATATTGAGTCACGAAAGTAAAGTTCTAGCAGTAAGTAGCGCAGCGGAGCCCCTGCTTCAACAGGGACCCCGCCACTTGTTAACACAACGGAGGTAATTCCGTCATGCGAACCGCCAGCAATTTATCACGCTTCTTTATTTTCGCCGCGCTGTTAATCCTTTTCGTTCCTGTCGTACGTGCACAGGACGATTCCGCTGTACTCCACCACAGTTTTATCAAGAGCAAGGGCTTTTGGTTTCGTATGGGCCTTGTTGGCACTGCGGCTTTAGGTGATACGTGGTCAACCGAACAAGGTCCCCATGGTGAATGGACCGAGAGAAATCCCCTATTTGACGGTGGCGAACCCGGTTGGGGCCGAATGATTGGCGAAGGCGCGCCGTTTGAATTCGGCATCGCGTACGGGTCATGGCGCATGTCACATGCCCGAAGTCCCATAGTTCGAAAACTCTCTTGGGCACCTATCGTCGTAGACCTTGCCGCGCATGTTTGGGCGATAGACCAGAACGAGCGTTTCCGTTCGAAATATAAAAACTAGCCTACGGATGGGTGGCGGCGATGAATTCTGAATCGGTAGCCGACGCGCTGGCACTCATTGTTGGCGCGGCATTAATCGCATGCCTTTTTTCTTTGATGATTTGGCCGCGGCTAAAGGACGAACTGAAGAAATTCTTTCGGAGGAAAAAATGACTTTGTGCGACCGAACGAAAGTGATTGTCGGGATTGTCACCATCTTTTTGATGGTCGGGCTGTTCTTATTCGTTGACCGACACCACGTCACCCTGGCTGGCGCGTGGGCAGCCGTCGCCACGTCGCGCAGATAGTTTCGGGAAAGAAACCCTGACCCAGTAAGTTCGTCCCGCTGGCAGGATGCAATGGGAGCACCGCGTCACATGAGAAAAGCACTCAACAGATGTCTTCTTGTAGCAGCCGCAATCTTATTCAGCGGTATCGTGCCTGCGTATGGTTGGCAATGTTCCTCGCCAAATGCCGTGAGAGTCCAAGTTCCGAATGGTACAACGGGTTCGGGCACTGGAGACGGTTTGGGTCAAGTTGTTACGGATGGCGGGCTTACTTTTGAATGCGAAGTCTTGCCGACTTCAGACCCTAGCACCACCAGCAACGTTAACAAAAATCAGAACACTAATACATCCACGGCGACAGGGGGAAGCGCGACAGGTCAGGCAGTTAATGTGAGCGGCATTGAGAATTCCGTGCCGATCAATTCGCCAACGTCGTCTAGCTCTTCCACGACTGGCGCGTCTACATCGAACGTCAGCGGTTCGGGTAACTCAAAGGCGAATGCAACCGGGGGCGCAGGTGGTTCCAGTTCGTCCACGGGTGTCGCAGGTCCTACAGTCAGCGGAATTTCGGAGGGTGACAATCTTTCCACGCTGAGTCCGACAAGCACCAGCACGTCAGCGGGAGGAAATGCAACAGGCGGGGCCGTAAAGAACTCCGGCAATAGCACGGCCACTGGCGGCTCGGCATCCAGCGGTTCGGGTAGCGCGACTGCCAGCGGTATTGGCAACAGTGTGAACACCGGAACGCAGAACAGCAACACGGCGACTGGTGGAGCGGGTGGCGCAGGTGGTAAAGGCGGTACAGGAGTCGGCATCGGCGGGAATCAGTCACAAGCGCAGAAGATTTCAAACTCGGGTAATTCTTCGAACAAAGTTACCACGTCCACGACGGTTTCCCCAACCAATACGAACACTGTTTCACCGACACAAACCAATTCGCAGAGCACGACTACTTCCGCGAATGGCAATGGCGATGGATCAAACAACGCGAGCTATTCCAGCGTTGTGAATACCCCCCGTCAAGTTGCGACCGCGATTGCACCCGCACAGTTTCCGAGTGCATCGTGCTTCAAGACGTTTGGAGCGGCGGGACAGGCTGGCACCTTCGGATTCTCGATGGGCGGCGGCAAGATAGACCGCGATTGCAGCGCGAGAGAATTGGCTCGCTCTTTCGTGGGTATCAACAACATGACGGCAGCGGCAAAAGTTCTGTGCTCTACTGCGGACGCGAAGCGCGCCAAGTTGACGATGGAAGATTGTCTCGCCATCTCCGCGCCCGTAGCTCCAGTTGCCCAGGAAGAAGAACCACGGGAACGTGAGCGCATGGAGCCGACTATCGTGGTTCCTACGCCTAGCGTTGTTGTGAACCTTCCCCCGACGACAGTAGCGGCGGCAGTCATACCGCAGGCAGCACCCGCCGATCCTATCGTGGTAGCCGCAGCCAAAGTGCCACATCGGCACCACGTTGCGCCATGCCCTGTTGTGACCAACGATAATATTTCCAAGGTCGCACCAGCACAGCAGTAGTCACCAACCCGAGAGCGGGTGTTCGCAGCACCCGCATCGGATTTTCGGTAGGGGCAAAGCAATGGACGACACGTTAAAACCGCTCTGCAAAAACTGCCACATAGAAATGTCTAACTGGCGCGTTCTTTGTGGCGAGTCTCTTTGCGACGTGTGTTTTGAAATGCTCGCTGCGGTTTCCTCTCGGGCGTTCTTCCGAGCCGTGCAGACTGATTACGAAATCGCTATCTTCCAACAGACAGTGCAAAAGAAGGCACTTTTGGACGGGAGCGCCCAATGATAGAATTTTGTCCATGCCCAGTGGCGAGCCGAAATTGAAAATGAATATCTATGTTTTTGCCAGACAAGCAAAGAAAGACCTTGACACCAAGAGGAAGATAATCTAAAGTGGCAGTAGAAAGCGGGAGCCAAGCGTTAACTTGACCCCCGCCAAAAGCACCAAAAGGGTGTTAGAGGCACCCTCCGATGCCGAGCAAGACGCTAACAGCCAACCCCCCTTCAGTTCAACCGTCTTCACTCCCCTGTGAAGCCGGATGCGCGGCCTCTCCCATACCCAACCGCGTATCCGGTACCTTTTCTTCGAAGTCCAAACGCCCATCTCCGCAACCAGAAGACTCTGACTACATCCTTGCGGGCATCATCATCCGCCTAGCGGGTTCGTGCCCCGTTGGAGCGTGGGAAGAAATCGTCCGTGATGGCATTGAGTTATTTCCCAGAAGCATTTTATTCAATGCGCCCAGCCGCAGCACTCTAATGCTCAGTATCCGCGAAATCACAACAGGTGGTGCAAGTCTCGTTCGGCGACACGTAGCCCAACACATGGCGGAATGGGAAGCAGGCGAACTCCGCGCCGAACAAGAAAATTTGCTCCGAAGTATTGCGTGGGGCTAATGATTCGTCACATCACACTGGTCTGCCTGTGGTGGTGTTACTTCTCCGTCGTCGCCGCCGCTGTGCTTGGTCGCCTTATCCAGCGGAGTAAAACCCAATGACCAGTGCGCAACGAGGCATCGGTTTCGCTGCGACTTATCGTTTCCCCGATGGGTTCGAATTCATGATTCGCATTGGCGAATTGTTCGGCCCAGACATACCGCGAGTTCTGGACTATCTCCGGTCCAAACACGGCGAACCCACGATTGTTGAGCCTGCACCACCGCTGACCAGCATTAAGGACAGGTTGGCGCTAGTTAAAGCAGCCAAAAAATTGCAAGCGAGGAGCGCACATGCCTAGCAGGAATTCACTGTTTGAGATGGCTTCGGAACCCCCTCATGTCAAAGGTGACGATCATATCCAACTTGCTGATGCCCGTCTCTGCACAGAAATGTCCTGCAGCGCGATATCCACCAGTGAAGTTTGCCCGTCTTGCACATCCAGCACGGTGTCACTGGCACGATTGCTCGACCGTAAGCCACTGGCCGATCCGCGCAAGGCGAATCCACTGCGCATGTTCCGTCTCGTCGCACAGGAATCATGAGATACCGCATTCCAATTTATGTATTGGCGATTCTCGCCGGGTGGTTACTGGGTTTCGCGTGGGTGTGGAAGTAGAAGCACAAATCAAACGGAGGAAAACAGCATGACAAAGAACCGAAGAAACGATGGAGGATTCTCCCTTTAACTCGATGGGGGAGACTTGAAGATAAGAACAGTAACGCATCGAGTTACTGATCGTGGTTATAAACGAATCGTGACCACGGGAATGATAAGAGACGCGGGCGATAATTCTTATCATCACAGCCATTAACAAAATGGTGGCTGTTAAACCTGCTCTGATTGACTCGGAAACCCGGAAAGGGCAACGAGGCGCAAGCCGCAAGGCAGCGTGAACGACTGAGCGAGCGGGCACCGAAAGGTGATGCACCAGTCTGCTCTTTCGGGTCGAACCGAAAGAGGCCAGCGGAACCGAAACGACTGGCCCGTTGCCACAAGGCGACGTAACAAAGAGGCGCAGTACCGAGGTTGTTGGCGGCAAGGAAGGCGAGTCAGGAATCTGCGGCGGCGGCGACGGCGCGGTCTTTTGCTACGGCACAGGCCACGTATCAGGGTCGGTTCTCGAATGACTTTGCGTCTACTCCGGCCCAACTGATGGCACCCGGAGCAACGTGTGACGCGAGCCAGACCTTTCCCGCACCAGCCGGAGGGCCAGCCGCAACGTGGTCAGTGAATGGCTACACGTATCTGTTCACACCCGGCACGCCTGATGCCGCGCCCGTAGGGGCATGCACAAGTCCGGGCACGGGTACTTTCACGTTCACGGCAACGCCAACGGACGCAACGCTGGATGGCTACTTAGTTGATGACAGTTTCACTGTCCGACATGGGACGGGAGCGGCTACCGTCACTTCCAATCCTATCGGCCAATAGTGATGACTCAGGGAGGGGCTGGAAACGGCCCCTTCGTTTTCGCGGAGCGCATGGGATGAAACGAACTTTCAGCGACCAAACCGTGATGGATTTCGTTACCGCATGGGTTGTAGTACTGGCACTGGTTGTACTGGGCGCGATGGCTTACTTGACAGGAACGTGGCACCCAGTGTGGAAAGAATCAGTTCAGGAATTTCGGGCGGCAGCACAAGGCCATGGAGGACCGCATGAAGAGAAATAAAGAAGCGGGATTTATCGTCCTTTTAGAAATGCTTGTAGCTGTGGGGGTGCTTCTGGTCTTACTGGCGATTGCTACACCGAGCGCACTTCAAATCCAAAATTCGCAAAATGCCCAGACTGCCAAGACCCAAGTCTTCATTGTGCGAAATGCTGAAGCTGCACAAGCCGTCTGCATCGCAAACGCACAAACAACATGCACGGCATTGACATATCTGATTCCGCAGCCGGGTCCCGTCACGACCGCGCAGTTTAATTTTGTGATGGTGGTGTCTGGGAGCACTTGGTCTTATTCGGCGGCACCGATTTCAAACATCAAAGCGCCTCAAAGTTTCTATGCGAGTTCTGCAGACCCTTACGTTCACTGTTCGTTTGTCTGGGGCGTTCCAGCTACGGCTGCATCTGCGGTGTGCCCATGACGCCGATGATCGAACGCGAACACCGGGTCGAAGATTACGTTTTTCTCGCCCGGACAATCGAAGTTAGCGACCGGGTTGAATTTCTTGTGGGCACCGTAGGGCTTCGCATGAAGACAGGTCCACGAGTGATTTGGACCCGCCAGCACGAAAGCGCGCGATCAATGACTCCGTTTCTCGCGGAGTTAATGAAGGACCATCTCAGAATTGTCCACCACGTTCTGTCGTCTCTGATGCTCATTCCGGCGACGCACATTCCCCACATGGACGCGCACCGAGGCGTTCTGCTTTATCGCCCGAAGATGCAGCCCGATCCACGTGTGTCTTTGGAAAATCTGTTTGCTGAAGCATGTAGTGCCGATCAATTGCGTGGGGTTGATCGCCCCCGGACTTCAGCGCCGATCCAACCAACCAACAGTTCGCCGCCGAAGAAATGGCGGCTTCGTCGTTGACGATCTTCTCCAAAAAGTTCCCCGTGCTGCTCGCATGGGTGAAGTAGCAAAACAGAAGTAGCCCAATAGGGCGAAGGTCGCGGCATCGTGATTTTCGGCGCAGAGCGAACCGTCACGATTGAAAAAGTTAAATGGTGGCGTAAGGAGATATTGTGAATTTGTAGCAGTGCCCGATCCGTCAGCACGAACGACGGACGGGATTTTACGGGAGAACGAAATGAAACTGAAAAACATGCTAACCCGCGGCGCAGTAATCGCACTCGCGTTGGTGCTCATGGGTGCGCCGTTAGCGGTGGCGGGTCCGCCTACTGTTCAAAGTTCTGTAGGGCAAACGACTTTGAACTTGACGGTTACAGAGTCGCTGACTATCACTCCGTCTCTAGCGAGTGTGAACTTCGCAAGCTACTCCCCTTCGTTGGGAACAGCTACCGCGCCGCCAATCACTGTTGTTACGACGGGGTTCCTTGCCGGTGGTCACACATCAGTGCAAAGTTTTGCATGGTTGGGCTCGTCTACCGCGGCTCTTTCAGGACCTTCGGCAATCCCCTCATCCGATGTGTTTGTTATCGTTGATGGTAGTACGTCTGCCGCATGCACAATGACTCCGGTTGCTATTGTGCCGGGATCGGTTTCGGGCGCGTTTTGCGGACAAACTGGCGGATCGTTGAGCTACATGCTCAACCCTCCGGCAGGTTCGTACACCGCAACAGACACCGTTACTCTGAGCCTTGCCGGAGCAACTAATCTCACTCCGGGTTCCTACACGGGTACCCTCTTTTTCGAGGCTGACGCGTACTAGCTTGATTCGACACAAACAGGGGCCGCTCGAAAGGGCGGCCTCTACTTTGGGAGATCAACATGAAACGCATCCTCTGGATTCCGACGCTAATTCTGATCGCGGCGAGCGCAGTGAGCGCGCAAACAATTTCACCGATTACATTTGAAACATCCAAAAAAATCGATGGAAGCTACACTGTTCACAACAACACGTTGGCTCCCGTCTCCGTAACTATCGAGATCGTTGGATGCACATATGACAAGACGGGTCGGCACTTCGCGCCACTGCCTTCTACAACCCACGTAACATTGTCCGAAACAAGTTTCAGGTTGGGACCACAGGCCACTGAAGAAATCGACTACAAAGGCCGCACCGATAGCGTGCCTTCATCATTCGCATTCGTAACAACGATGACGTTGGGACATACGGTAGTTGGGAAGGACAATCAGGCTTTCCAAGTCAAGTTAGTGCTGCCGGAAACGGTATTCGTATGCAACAAGGCGTCGAAATGCCGCGAACAAACTTTGCGCGATGCAGGACTTTGGGCCGGGAAGTGAAGTATTTCTTCATTCTCGCCGTTCTGCTCTGTGTACCCGCGGTTGAGGCACAGGTTTTGGTGCCGACAATCGGGGCCTCGAATGAGTACGGAGGGCAGGCCAGTGGTGGTGCAGCTACGCTGTATCTACCGTCCGGCGACGTTGTGTATGGCTCCTTGGGTTGGGGCGCAGATCACTTTCAAGGCGGCGCATTGTGGGGCTTTAAATGGGCCAGCGAAACGGTGTACATCGGCAGTCGAGAATTTAGCGTGGGATTTGATGGCGTAGGCGAGGGAATCTCCCTTACCGGATTTTCGATTGAGAGGAAGACAGGGAACAGCGACGTGATCGTGTTCGGAGGCGCACTGTCCAACAATTTGACGACTCCGTTCATGGGCGGCTCCACTCCTACAGCAAGAATGGGCGGCGGCATCTACGCCACGCACAAATACCGAGGATTCAAAGTTAGTGGGTTGATAGCTGATGGAAAAACACCGACCTATGCTGTGGGCGCGGATTACGTCTACCATCGAACTCTGAATTTGACGGCGTCTGCGGGAGTTGTTAATGGAATGGAATTGTTGCAAGGCACTGTGAACTACAACCCCACGCCTCAAATCAGTTTCTTCGGAGCCCACTCGACTTTTATCTCTCCCTACTCAGCCACGAGTGATACGGGGGGCGTTAATCTTTGCGCGGGGCGGTGGACTGCATCCGGAGCTGTGAATGAGAGCCTGTCGCGCGGAACTTCCACGAGGGGTGAAAACGTAGGCGGGGGCGTCCGCGTGGGCATCGTGCAGGAGAATGTAGGATGGTACAAGAGCGGCAAAAAAGTACTGTTGAATTCCTCCACCACTGAAGATGTCACACATCATTTAGAAACCACTGAAGTCCTGTCTCGGTCCAACGGGCAACTCTCTGTGTCCGCGGGAGGTGCTTATCACAACAACCGTTTGGCCCTCTCCGTGAATCGAAATGTGGTTTTCCTCATTGATCGAGGATACGAGAACACAACGAGCGTCAACCTCACTCTTAACAAAGGGCCGCACGACAGCACCCTGAATTTTTCTATGATCACAACGGCGTTCGGCCAAACGCTCTACTCCACTTCTGCTACAGGTTTTGTGCCTGTAGGGTTGGGTACAACATCCCTCTCCGTTGTGCACCATAGCTCGGGTGGAAAATACGTGGTCGCAGGCACGTGTAGGGACCAACGAGGGCCGGTTGCTGGCTGCGCAATCGAAGCTGAGGGCGGTACTATCGCCTTCTCAAATGAGGATGGGCAATGGTCGCTCCGCGTTAAGAAGGCGGACGTTCGAATTCAAGTATTGCCAGATATCTTTGCAACGATGGGCGACTTTAAAATCATTTCTACACCCAATACCGTGCACGCAGGGTCGCCTGCTGATATCGTAGTAAAACGTCAGTGAAGAACCTGAAAGGACATGGCATGTTAATAGGAGAAAGAATTAGAGCCTTACGAATATCAAAGAAGCTCAGCCAAGGACACATCGAAGAGCGCAGCGGGCTCCTGCGCTGCTACATTTCTCGCGTGGAGAATGGACACACGGTGCCTAGCATCGACACGCTTGAGAAGATTTCCCGCGCCGTGGAAGTTCCCCTCTACCAATTTTTCTATGAAGGAACGAACGCTGTTGCGCCCGATCTGCCGAAGGCACCTAAGTTCAAAGAAAGCCCCGAATTCGCCAGGCTCCGTAATCTATTTCCTCGTGTCAACAGAAGGGATCAGCAACTGCTCGTGAACATAGCTTCGCGAATGGCTGGGCGACGCCGATCCTTGTAAAGGGTGTCGCGATGCAAAAGCAGTTTGTGAAAATTTTATCTCTCACGCTTTCAACACAAATCCTCGTCGCCTCATCAAAATCGAGAGGCGAAGATGCACGCCCACTTGACGGGGAAGCGTGTCAAGTTCGCACTTTTTGGCTCGCAACTCTTTTTCTTCTCTCACGTTTCGCCCCTCGTTTTCAAAATGGTGGAAATGCGTTTGGTAAAATGGTCGTGTTGTTAGGAGCGATTATGAAAACTTTCAAAGTGAGTTGCCGACGATACGATAGGCGCGAGGGAAATTCAGATTGGATGGACACCAAGCTAAACGCGACGAGTCCAGCTACAGCCGTTGCGCGCGGCGTTCGGGAATACATGAAAGGCTTGACAAAGAAAGAACGGAGAGACGCGGCGAAGCTGCTTGAAGTCCGCGTGACGACGCTAGCAGAACTACAAGAGGCCCCGCAAGAAGTGTATGCGGCGGTGGACAAGCTGATAGGAAGTGGACTGTGACACGCGAGGATGCGGCCTCATATCTGAAGATGCTATCTCGCGAGTTCGGGATACGCTGTCCGAAACTTCATTGGAGCGCGCGAAGCCGCAGGGGCTATTTCGTCTGTGGGTTCGAATCCCACCCTCTCCGCCATACTTCCAAACATCAATGAATTTGGCACTTGACAGAGCGTTGTACTGCATTGTACTATAGGGAAGTCGATTTGGGAGGTACAATGCTAACCATTTACAGCCGAACCAAGGACGCGGCTACCGGCAAGTGGAATGCCGAGAAGGTCAAGGAAGGGCGTGGAATTCGCACCGCAGGCGTTACAGGCACGTTCTTTGTACGACCGTGGATTAATGGCGTTCAGAAGCGTACGCCCCTCCATTCGACAACGCTCAGTGAGGCGCGGGCAGAAGCCAATGAATTGGAAGGAGGGCTAGAGGCGCAAGCCCGCGGAATGAGCCCGGAAGAGCCGGCAGCCACGCAAAACGGCAATCGAATCCTAATCAAGACTGCGATAACTACGTACCTCGCGCAGAAGGCGAGCAAGGCCAAGAAGACGGTGCAGCAATACACGCTCGCGCTGAACGAATTTCAAGAGGCGCTAGGCAAGATCAAGTTCATGGATGAAATCAATGAGGGCATCCTTCGCAAGTACAAGGACGCTCTTGCACAGAAGGGTTTCGCAGGCAAGACAATCGATACAAGGGTGAACATCGTGTATTTTATGCTGAAGAAAAACGGTGTGTTGGCGCGGCTCCCTAACGATGAAATGCCCACGGTAGAGACGGAAGCGGCGGTGCCCTATAGCCAAGGGGAGTTGGATACGTTGTTCGGCGGGATGAATGCAGAGGAAGATATTCGATACAAATTCTTTCTAGGCAGCGCGTGCCGTGACAGAGAAGTTACGTTTGCCGCGTGGTCGGATCTTAACTTTGACAAGGGCACGTACACGATTCGGAGCAAGCCTGATGTTGGCTTCTACGTTAAGAACCACGAATCACGCACTGTACCTCTGCCGGACAGCCTGATTAAATCCCTGAAGGAGCGCCGGAAAACTGTAAAAGGTAGGTGGGTGTTTCCGAATTCGGAGGGTGAGCCGGGAAACCACTTTCTGCGGAAACTCAAGAAGATTGCATTACGGGCGGGTTTGAACTGCGGCCAGTGCAAAACCACCGTCACGAAGGGTGAGTACGATTCGAAGAAGGCCGTTAAAGTTAGCTGCGCCACTGATCCGGTCTGCGACCATTTCTATCTACATCGTTTCCGCAAGACGTGTGCCACCCGTTGGTCGGAAGCTGGAATCCCAATCCGCACCGTGCAGCACTATTTGGGTCACAAGTCGTTAGAAGTAACCGCTCGGTATCTTGGTGTGTCGGATTCAGATAAGGTGCGAGGCAAGATTAACGCGGCGTTCGGAGACTAGGCCGCTTGCTCTCTAGGGCAGTGCTTTTCAACGATTCCACGAATCACAGCTCCACTGACACGTGTTCTTGATACGAGCATATCCGCAAGTTCGATAAGCGCCGCGCCGTTCTCTTCAATGATTCTGAGGGCAACACGCTCAGCGTTTCGGACGATCCGTGCCATGTCTTCCGGGCAAACATCGGGGAATAGTTCCTTCAGTTGCGCCTTATCGCGATCTAAGGATGGGCGAACCTCACTAAACACCAATCGTTCGCCTAATCCGCCAGCAACAATTGCGGTAGCTAAACTTCGTTTATCTGCACTAACCGGTACCGAGAATAGAGTGCACCCGTTCTGTACGCCGTCTTCACGGATTACGCGCTCAAGGCTGACGTAATCAACGCTGAGGCCAACTACCGCGCCTACGATTGCATGTGCTGCTTCGTGCGCAGCATCGGCGCGGCGGTCGTAGGGTGGAATCAAATTTTCTATTTCCCATTCATCTAGCCATTTCTGTTGTTCCTGTACGCTAAGTTGTGAACACCAATACAACAACCCACCTGCGATAAGAAGGCTCATGCAGCCGCCTGAAGTTCTATACAAAACTTACATACGGGGTTAGGATGTGCTTTGCGAATACTGCCGTCTTTGAGAATCCTGTCAGAAACGTGGCACCTGATATGCGAACCTTTACGACCGTTTGCCGCTCTCTGTTCGTGCGATAGCGCAAAAAGTCCGGTCTTGTTCTTAGCATCCTTAAGTCTTTGGATACGACCCAATTCTTGAAGGCGACCGCTCTCTGCGTTTTTACGACCTTGGTTGCGACCGGCATCTCTCTGCGCCGCTTTAGTTTTCGGGAGATTTCGTATACGGGCGAGCTGCCCGCTTTCTACGTTTTTGCGACCTTGAATGGGGCCGCGAAGGCGACCACCTTTTGCACGGCTTTCTGCCGTAGTGATACGGGCGAGTTGTCCGCTCTCAACAGCAACACGACCGCTGACGCGGCCATTGATACGACCATTGATACGGCCATTGATGCGCTGTGCCGCCTTCGTCTGCGGCAAGTTTCGTATACGGGCGAGCTGCCCACTCTGAACACAGATGCGACCTAATTTTACATAATCCGCCGAGCCTGGAAACGTCAGATTGTAGCCCTCTTCGTAACCGCACCACGTATGAAACCGAAACATCCAAATGGTTTCGAGTTCGTTCAGCTCAAGCCGACTTTGAAGCTCGACAACTTCACGGATGGGTTGCGGCAACTCGACGCCCGGAAAGTCTCGGCGGAAGCGTCGCCCAAATGAAGATCGGCCCGACCTATGTTCTGCGTCACGCTTTGCGCCCTGCCCTACGTAAATAAAGCGCAGCGGCTTCGTCGGGTGCGGATAACGGTAAAGAACGTCTGTCATTGTTTTTCGCTTTCAGACACACCAATACGGGTAGAGGTGCGTTCTTTGTTTTATTTACGAATTAATTCTGAAGCGGACTATCTACCGAGTTTTTCGCGGATACAGAACAAACAAGAAGGACTCGGGCGGGGTTTGCGAATACTTCCATCTAACAATTTGAATTTCCGAACGTGAAAGCGACTGTGATTGACGCGACGGGCAACTAAGCCATGCCCACCTACAACCGGCTTACGGTAAGCATGATTGTAAATCGAGGTGCATTTCTTACAGCGTCCGCTAGCGATATCGAGCGTTGAAGCCGCCGCTGTTTGTTTGTTGAGCGGGCATCCGCAAGAAAAGCAAGTGCACGTCCATCCATGGAGCCCGTGATGGTGACTTGGGCGTTTACATAACCCCCGATTTGCACCGTTGGACGCGCGGGGTACAAAGTGTTTGCAGAGTACGCGCCTTGTCACGATTGGCCTGTGCCTAAGGCTGATACACCTGCTGTGTGGGATTCGCCGGGTTCGGGCGGGGATGAAAGCACTTGGGGCTTCTTTACGGCGGTCCGCGAACTGAGGCGGCAAGACGCGCACGAATGAGGAAGGGGGAGTTTCCTTGCGGCGTACCAGCCTTGTTCAGCCGCACCGATTTCGAAAGAGAGACCGCAGCGTGCGCAGTCACTGAACACAAGTCCCTTCTGTACCTGTTCTCTCATAATGCCTCCGAAATTTGGGACGCGCTTTTCAGCAGCGATCCCACTTGCCACGCGGACATGGGAAGGAACCGCGTACAAGACGATACTTAGGATTTAGACTTTGCTGCGTGTTCGTCCGCGATAATTTGTTTCAATGTGCGTTGTGTTTTCTGTTGCGGTGTTTGAGGTGGGGGCTCTACAGAATCTTTAAACTGATCGAAACCCAGAATATCAATATTCATACCTTTCAGCTTTGGCAGGCCGTTGATGGTGTACGGCCTAATATCCGCAACCAATTTCGCGCCCATCTTCACGACGTTGGGATCATCTACATACTTGAAATCCGCGAGGAACTGGTCGCGGCAAAGTTTCACGTGGCAACCGCATGCCATACTTGCTGTGCCGAAATCGTTGCTATAGTTGATGACTGTCAGCTCCACTTGGTGGGGCGACGGATAGAGCCAGTCCACAATGCGGACATTTTCTGCTCTAACTCGGCCCTTGGAACTCTGTCCGACATCGAAGACTACAGGCATGCCGGAAATCAAGCAAACGTGGGCGTTTTCGCTGAAGATGAAATGCTCCCGGGTACTGATGTAATCCCCTTCTTGCGAACGTATGTACACACGATTGCCGTTCGCCTCAAGAATGTCGCCTACCATTTCCTTTCCTCCGAAAATCGCAGTCCTATAAAATGTCCTGTTAGCCTAATTTCTGCCTACTGTTCTGCGGGATATTCGGAAACACGCGGCAGTCTACCGGCTTATTTTTCCGGCAGTCTTGAGGGATATGTACGCGCGAATCTTTCGGAACCACGGTGTATTAGAGAGTTCCCTGCACGTCTACCGCAGTGTTAGGGTGAATCCGGCAATCTTGAAAACTCACGGGATCAGGAAACAAGTCGAGACTTTTTCCAACGCTGCCACCAAATGCGAACTGTCGTAACGATGTGTTGCCACATAATTACGGAGTTCCGATGACCGTTTTCTCGAATTCGTGTTCCTCGCCGTCCTTAAGTGAACTTCCTGAAGGTGGGCTAGAGGGTAAGAGTTTCGATTTATTTTGTCCCTCTTGAATGTCCGCACAACGCTTTGCCGTGCCGGGAACATCTTTCGCGTCCTTAACTGGCGTGTTGGTAGAGAATGCGTACGGCGTTGCCTGTCCTGTTTCCGATTGGGCCTTCCGGGGAACAGATTTAGTTCCTGCGTCCGGCTCACCCTTATGCGAATCCAATTCGTTCTTCTTCTGTGAATCAACTGACATGTTGTTTCTCCTCGCCGCGCAAATGGCGGCAATTTTAGTTGATTGGTATTACTTGACCGTCGTGGTTAGAGACAACGCCGTACTCATTGCAAATTTTTACGACGTGACCCGCAACCTCGTGCTCAAGGTTCTCTCTGTACGAGTCAAAGTACCCCTTCTGCTCTTTAACCTCTTTCAACACTGATGCCGTCTCTTGCCGCGCGGCCTCGATCTTTGCGTCGCATTCGTTACGGATTTCGGTAAACCGAGAGTTGATACGCTCTTCGAGATCACGGCGGGCATCAGCTACGACAACGCGAGCCTGTCTCTCGGCATTGGCGACCGCTGCTGTAATATCCCCGGCGGGACCGCGAGCACCGACAGCTAATTTCTTATCCGCAATCTTTTGGTCTACGGCTGCAAATTGCTCTTCCATCTTTTGATCCATGGCTGCAAATCGCTGTCCTATCTCTATCTCTACATTCTCAATACTCTTCATTTGAATCTCCTTCCGCGCGATGGCGGCAAGAGCGGGCGCGAGCCCGCCCCTTTGAACTGATTACGCTGAAATGCTGAAGTTGGATAGCCGAGCAACAGATCCTGCACCCGGCGACCAGATGAGTCCGCAGACAAGTCCAAAAGGACTCGCCCCGCCCTGCGGGTTGAACGAAATTCCATTCAGGGCGTTCAAGATGGTCGTCTGTGGAACTTCCAGTTCGGCCACCGAGGCAGTAAACGATCCTTGCACGACGCCTGACTGAGAATCGCCATTCAGAATCACATCCAGTTCAAATGGCTGAAACGAACCACCGGGAACCGTGGCCGATGCCTGAGCCAGAACGGTGTAGATCGGCGTGTAAAGTACGGGCGCGGTTTGTGCCGCAACAATTATGGATGCGGACACGTAACCGGAGGCACTGCCGCCCACGTTGGTTGCTGTTGTGGCTCCCGCGATTGTGATTGCGCCTGAGGTGGTAACAATTCCCGCCAGTGCTCGACCATTGAGAACGCCACCACCCAAAGTGATAGATGTGTTGGCGAGGATATTTCCGTTCATCACCGAAGGAGCAACTGACGTAAACGAACTGCCCGGAAGCCAAACTACGTTCTGGGCTTGCGCGCCGTTAACAAGAAGGATAGACGCGTTGCTTTCCAAAGTGATTGTAGATCCGGCTTTGAAAATGAATAGTGCACCCGAGTTTCCCTGAGCATCCAAAGTGATGCTTGTCGGAATGTCCATGCTGGAACCCGCGGAATAGTTTCCCGCAACATAGGTGGATGCCGAAGAGCCGTTCCCCAAAACGCTGAGGTTCGCGGATGATCCACTCAAGGATGTGAAAGTCAGACCCGTGTAATAGTTGTACGCGAAGAGAGCCGCAGCCTGTGCTGCCTGCGCATCCGTATTATCGATGCTGTTGGGAGGCGTGACAACGCCGGGAGGAAAACCAGTAATCGCCGGAGTAGGAAACGATCCCACGTTCCCGCCAGTGATCACGCTGCTGCCAGTGTTGGTGATGCCTGCTGCCGCAAGCAATTCATAGTTCGCGGCCACACCCAACTGGGCCGTAACCGGAGAACTGCTGGCGCCGCCCGCCGCCCCCGAGAAGTCGCCGGAAGCCAGTACGTGGAATTCCTGACCGTTCAGGCGATTCGAACCCGGAACACGCAACTGTCCCGCACTGCTTGTAGCACTGGGAGAGCTGTGGGCCTGAGTCAAACTTATGCCCGGAAGATCGGTGAACCACGTCGGGCCAGAAATTGCCGCCGGTCCTAAGATGGATTGTGTCGAACCATTGCAACGGTACTGCGCGATACTTTGCATGACTAATTACTCCTGTTGCCGCTTGTGCGGCGTAAATACTGATTTGAAATTTGATTACGAGCGTTTCCTCGTATGCAATTGGCCCCAACCGCCGACATTGCCTGAGGGTGCTACAGAGCTGCCCCAACCGCCCGTTCCTGAAGATAAGCCCGGAATATTGAATGCCCCCCGCCGTGTGGGTTCGTCAGCAACTGGCGCGTGATAAACAGGATCACTGCCGAAAATGCGGCGTTTCATCGCTGCCACGTTCGCAGCATTCTGCGCCGCGTCTTCCGCTTTCTTTAAATCTTCGGATTGTTCGCTACCGGCAGCCGGAAAGAACGTTTCAATCCCTAAAGCTAGCGAATCCGGGAAGTCGTTGTGTTTTTTGCTCGACTTCGATATGCCATCAAAATTCACCATCTGCAAAAGACCTTGCTCCAAACACGGGATGCCTTCGCAGAACCACAGGGAAAAATCAGAAATACGGGGTTCAAGGGCCTTGATCCTAGCGACCTTGGTTTTCATTGTGGTTCCACCCAAATTGGTTGCACGCCAATAGAAATGCGGGAGAGTGTAACTACGCAACAGTGCTACCTTCTGAATCTCCAACCACAGGGATTGCCAAGCACCGGACTTTTCCGCTACGACCTTTGTAGGGTTGTGCGTGCGAAGGGCCTCTACTACGGCGATAGCCAGTTCTGGTATCTTGAGCCTGTCCAGAAAAGCCGCCGTGACAAGCGCGATGGTTTTATCGTTGTGGATACAGATTTCGGTAATAATGCCGCAGCTGTAATCGCAAAATTTCGAGACTGACCAAGCCGTATCCAGCGAGAAAACGGTCTCGATAACCCGCCGAGGTTCAAAATACGACCGGGGTTTGGTACGCACCTTTAGTTCCGCTTCTGTGAAAGTAACTCGCAATTCGGCGTCTTGCGGTGGCAACCACTGGCATAAGTTCTGTGAACGAAAAAACCGGAAATCATTAGACCGGCTTTTCTTCATTTCTTCTCGAATCCACGCCCAAGTAAGGCGCGTGGGATACGTGAGCGTTACATCAGATTCCTCAAGGGAGAGAAGATCGTTAGCCGCAAACTTTTGGGCTGCTTGGGGTTTGATTTCGAAGCAAGGTTCGACGTGATACAAGAGAAATTTATCGTCATCTTCCTCATTCCTGCGAAGCAACTCCGCGCCTAGATCGGGCGGAGTCTGACTCCATGGCGTCATTACGACGAGCGTTCCCAAGGATTTGATTTCCGCAAGCTTGGAAATCGCATCGTATTTATCAATCGTGTTTTTGATTGCGTCGGGCGAAATGCTCTCTTCGGAGCTGGGATCGTCGGCCACTGCAAAATCAAAACGGGAGCCCGCAAAACCCGAACTGCGAAACGAACTCGCTTGAACTCCCTGCACCAGTCCCAATCGGGCGTTCGGCATTCGAAATTCCGTACTGTTGCCGTCACCGGGCTCTAGACACGCTTCAGGAAACAACCTCTGCAATCGAGAGGGCGAGCCTTTGACAACAAGATAATTTCTTAGGGATCGTAAAAAGAGAGTGCTAAGCGGGTGCGTTTCCGTGAGCAAGAGCAACCTTAAATCTGGCAGCACTAGGAGTGCTTGGAGACACCACAAAATCACAAACGAGGATTTGAGAGAATTGCGCGACGAAATTAAGAGCCGTTGTTTGTAGCCGTCATTAGAACTTGCCAAGAAATCCTGCATATCGCGCTGTGTGTAATCCCGCTTCAGATTCTTGCAATCCAATTTCGGCATCAAATCAACAAACTTGCGGTGAGGCTGTTCGCAGAAATCCTTGTCTTCTATCCGGCTAAGGGTGAAAAAATCACCTTTGACGGCGTATCGGAGTTCCTTGAATTGCTCGAATGTTGCGGACTCCGCTTGACCGGCTTCGGAATAATCCCAGAGTGCGTAGAGCGTGAGGGGGTCTACCAGTTCGCCGGGAACATCGGTGGGGTCAATGGGCTCCAAGAGCACCGCTGAACCCGACGCACTTGACTTCAGCGTGGCTGTAAGGCCGTTAGTCCAAAAGAAAGCATTGGTGGGGAGACGATGCGCAGTTGCGGCCCTCAAGCCCAACTCACAAACACGGTCTAAGTCTGCGGGGGCGATGCCGCGCGCCTCTAGCAATCGCTTTGCGGCGGGGCGGGTTTCCTCTACGGGGTTGTCGTAATGCTCAAGGGCGCTGCGGATGCCTTCCCGAACTTCCTTCTGACGCTCTTCAAGATGTCTTCGGGCTTTTGCGTCCTGATAATACTGAGCCTCCATTACTTTTTCAGCGGCAGTCCTTTTTCTACTCTTTTTGGGCTTCGATTCCGCAGAAGGGATTGCTTCGACAACCTCGGACACACCAATACGCTCTTCTTGTTCAGACATTGAAATTGTTCCTTAAATGAAAGAAGGCCGTTCGAAAGAGCGGCCTGCGATGCAACTACACTACGGAGACACCCGCACGGATATTCGCGTGATTCTCACTTGATATAATGTCAAGCAGAAGAGACTGCGGCGATTACTTCTCTGCGGATTTGTAGCCCATGACGAACTGATTGATTGCATGTCGGATCAGCCATGAAGGGCTACGGTCCATTTCAACGCCTATTTCCTTCAGGCGTTCAACAACTTCTATATCGAGCCGGACGGCGGTAAGCTTGCCGAGGGCTTTGCTCTTGGTCTTAACGCGGGGCTTAACCATAGCCCACGATACCGCTAAATGCGCCTATTGTCAAGTCCTGTAGAACAACGTGGTACAAAGGTACCATTGCGTTCTACAGGCCAAATGCCTAACCTTGGGGTGTTAACGAGGGTAGGCAAATGACTCTATTCTTTGAGGTGTTCTTAGCGGTGCTGATGGCTCTGTTGGCCTACCGCTTTATCCGTCAGCACCGAGCCAACCGAGATCGGCGTCAATATCAAGATTGGCGTCAACTCCATGATCGGGTTACACCCGCTCTGTCCCAGCTGCGGACGGAAGATGTGCAACAAATCGGCTCGTTAGTCATGGGCGTTCTGGCGAATAGGGAAAAGAAATCCGATCTGAAATCTGAAAAGCGCACAACAATACTCGCGTGGGGAGTCGTCGGTGTCCTTACGGTAGGTCTCGTCATTTTCGCTGTCAGCATTATGTGGGGATAGTCTGTTGACTGCCGAGCGATCCATCATGATCTATACGGGGCGTCCTATCGATGAATGTGGTGTTCCGCCCGAGAAACGAAGCCATTCTGAGTATCTGCGTCAGTTATCAGAACTTCAAAAGCTGTTAACCGCTCAGAATTCAATCGACCTTTATTGTACCCACGAGGCGGGGCATTTGATCTTTTTCAAACGAGCGGGACTCACTCGATTTGAATTTTACGGCCCGACGATGATATACAACGATTCACAATCTGTTGACGATGAAAGTAAACGCTACGGATATTTCCTCGCGGCAGTCAGAACACCCGAGACGCGCGATATTCAAGGATATGATGACGAATTGCTAAGCGCGTTGGCTAGGGGTGCTGTCGCTGGGGAAGTCTTTAACGAAGTGCGGCAACAACGCCCTATTCGGTCCATTGATGAGAGTTCAGACTTTGTAGGATTTAATGCACATTGCCTTAGAGCACTCAGGGAAGATTTAGACAGTGGGTACGATGCGAAAGGGCGTTGGCGAAAAGCCCAAGATGAAGTAAGGGCTCACTTACAAGACAACGCCAATGAATCTGAGATTCAGTCGGCAATAGCGAAGGTTAGGTTTGAGTGCTTCGGGCTTCGTTAGCTTCTCGCTGAGCCACTTCCTCTACGCACATTCTTTTTAACCACTCCGAATCTGCTTTGAAAATGTCGTTGACCATCTTAGATACATCTATCGTGGTTGGTTCAACGCCGATTACTTCTTTCTCTTCGATTATCATTTCCTCTCCTTTAAATTACTGGTCGTCACCTTCGTTTTCAGGGCTCTCGATTCCTTGAACGATTTGAGAGCCCACGTTTGCGAGCGGACCCGCTACTTTGCCTGCGGTACGACGGATTACACCGGGGGTTTCCTCAAGCGCGGAGCCAATCAAGTGTTCCGGTGAATTTAAAACCTTTGTAGCCTTCGCTGCGACCATTGGCACCACGCCTGCTACTGCGCCCGGAACGTCACCTGCCATTAGATGCCCCACGGCATGCATGGCCCCGCCGATTGTTGCCAACTGTTGAGCAATATTCAGCGGTGCGGCTCTACCAGCTACAATTGCCCGCTTCTCTGCGGCCTGCTCCACGGTTTTCAGCGCGCCGTACGTTTTACGGAGTCCTGCCGGATCTTTCTCGCCAAGAAATTCCAACTTATTGGTAATCTGCTGTCGCAGTTCGTTCGCACCGTCTTCCATTGCTTCGATGGTCGGACTGTTTGCCGTCGCTGCATAGCGGGAAGCCGGATCAAGTTTATAGAGTTTGGACAACTTGCGGTTCAGGGACTGCATACGGTCGGAAGCCTGCTGAACGGTCATATCACCGTCGAACTTCTTGGCAAAGTTTTCCGCAGCGTCTGCCGACTCGGGAAACAAATCCGCATCACCTGCGCTTACACCTTTGCGTATAGCCGCCGCTACCGGATTACCGGAAATGGTTTGGTCAGCATGCTTTTCAATTTGCTTCATTACTTCATTTTTCCACAAATTTGAGGCCGCTTCGTGCGCCGCATCCGAAAGTTCGTCCAGATTCGTTATAGGCGTTTTTGCATGTTCTAGTGCCAATCGTGGAAGCGCGAGTTTGGCTTTATCCGCGAAATCCTGCCCGAGTCTTCCGGTAGGACGAACCGCTTGTTCCAAAGCTTTGATGGGGTTCGTTTTGGCTGCCGCCCCTTCAACAACACCGCCGATGCCTCCGCCGATGCCTCCGCCTAATGCGCCAGCCTCCGCGCCTCCGGCTGTGTTATCTTCTTGTGCACCTTTGATTGCGCCTTGTGCACCACCGACTATCGCGCCTTTAATGGCACTTTTACTACCTTCGGCGATCATCTTGGCGAACCACGGATGATCCTTAGCAATAGACAAAGCCTTCGCAACGTCCTTGTATTTGTCGGCCAGTTGAACAAACTTCGTTGCCTTGGCGAGTCCTTCTAACGCTTCGTCACCTGTCGCAAACTCTGCGATACCCTCGCCGACTTTGCCGACCTTCTGCGCAGTATTAGCTGCGGTATCCATTTGATCGAGAGCTGCTGTTCCCTGTGCAGGAGCAAGCGTTTCACCCACAACTGGGATTTTGTTAATCAAGTGAGAGACACCGCTAACTGTGTCGCCTGCACCCTTTACGAAGCCTTTGGCAACGTCTTCGCCTGCGCCAAGAGCCCTGCTTGCAAGGGATGGCGGTTGCTGTTGCGCTGTGTCCTGCTGTTGAGTTGACGCAGCTGTTGCCGGAACCCCAAGGGACGCCAAAGGGTCCGATGGAGTTGGGGCGACTGCGGGTGCTGATGTTGCTGGCGTTGCTGGTGTACCTAGGGACGCCAATGGATCGTTTGCCATTACTGAGTTACCGCCTTTGCGTTTGCCGCTTGCGCCGCTTTCATATTCTGGGGTTCAATCCAGTGAGGCTGACCACCCGGAACAGCCATAAGAACTGCCTGCGATGAAACACCGGATGGGCGCGCCGAGTTCTGCTGAGCTGGGGTCTTCGGTTGCAGTGAAGCGACGGTCTTAACGGCGTCACCCAAAGGAACATTGTTGGTTCCATCAGGAGACAATACCAATAACCCCGACGTGTCTTTCATTCCGCGATTACCCGCCATGTTAACGACGGAGCCCACGTAGCCTGCGTATTGCGTGGCCTGTAACCGGGTCTGTAGGCCCTTGAGTTCCGCGAGCGTAGCCGGAGACATCGTTCCCGAACCGGCCTTTGCAATCTTGTTCGCAATCTGACGCTTGATTGAGCCCGCCTCATCTTGCGATGCGTACTCGGTGGGTGGAATACGGGACAACTGCGCTACGTTGTTGACGTCTTGAATACCCTGAGTTCGGGCGAATGCCGCCGCGACTTGATCGCCGTTTTTCACAGCGTTAAGCGTCTCCGAAAACTCATTATTGAGTTCGGCGGAAACTTTATAGTTGCCTTTGCTCTTCCAAGCCAGATCGTCCAGACCATCCGAAACTTGCTTTGAGATGGCATCGTCGTGGGTAGTTTGCTTCAAAGCCTCAGTGTTGTTTTCGGACATTTTCTTCTGCAAAAACTCAGAGTTCTGACGCTCTGCACGAGCCGAGACCTTATCCAATTGATCCTTAGTGCCGCCTGCGCCGATGCGTTTCGCATCATCAACAAATGCCTGCTTGGATGTTGAGTCGAGATATGGCAGTGCGTTTAGATCATCAGTGAAAGTCTTCAAGTAGTTAGAGTTCACATTCTTTTGATTATTTTCAAGGATGGTATCGAAGGCTTTCTGGCCGCCTACCGATTCAATTACGTCGCTCATTAAATAGGGATACTTTTTCGCTAACTCCACGTTTCCTTGAATTGCAGCGATAGCGCGGGCTTGATCTGGAATGCCATTTATCTTCGGTGCATTGTTAAGAGCATTCAGCCACACCCCGTCACCTGCGAAGTCCACGGCTTCCATTTTCTTTGCTTGGTCCGCAGTGGCGAGCTTGTTGTCTACAAGCGTTTTATTGCGTGCGGCTGTTGCCGCAGCGTTGTTCGATGCCGTCTGATAAAGGGAGTTGAATTGACCGAACGTAAGTTCTTGTCCCGGCGTGATGTCCTTGTCCGTCGCATGATTGGCGTTCAAGAATTGTATTGTGTCCTTGTCCTTTTCTCCGTCGAGAGTAACCGGCCCGCCGCTTTGAACCACGGTATAGAGCGCGCGCGTAGTGCCATCAGGATTGGTTTTGGTGCCGGATGCAAAAGGCGTGTACTCATGCGCGTTGTATTTTCCTGAGATAACACCGGCCTTGAGTTCGTCGCTATCAATGTCGCGCGCCACAACAGGCGCGGGATGCGGGGAATTTTCCAGCATCGAAAGGGCTTTGGAGCCCTGCGCAACCATCGGAGCAACCTCTTGCGTCGTGTGCCACAGGGCTTGCTCATGTTGGAACTGAATATTAGAGTGAGTCATATCCAAATCGGCCTTCTGCTTTTCCGTTAAATCTTTCTCAGTGGCCCGTTTGTTTTCGAACTGTTGCTGACGCTGCGCAGCCATGCGCTCGTTGCGGTTTTTGATCGTACCTGCGATGCCCGACATGATTCCGCCACCTACCGGAGCCTTGCCTGTTGGCACGTCGCCGAGTCCTTGGAGTGCGGAAACCGCACCGGACACCAAACTGCGGCTCCATCCGCCTTTTACAGGCTGGCCGTCCGCGTTGAGCGGGATCGGATTTTGGTCGAGCGCGGCGGCTAATTTTTGACCAAATGGTGTGGCCGGGGCAGGCTGTGTCACGCGCGCCTTGAGCGCATCATCTGCGGCTTGATCAGAATCAGTTGCGGCGGGAGCCGCAGCCGGTGCAAGCTGATTCGCCATCGTCGCCGCACCTTGCGCGGGTGTAAGCGTTTGGGGTTGCGGTGCAAGCGTGCCTTCAGCCTGTTGTAATTCCGGTGTTAAAACGAGTTCGGGAGCCATGTTTCGTTTTCCTTAGCGACGTTAAGCCGCAAACTGCTTTTCTTGAATGCAGAGTTTGCATTCGGAATTCTGAATGTTTCTGTTGACGTGCCAACGGTTGTGATTCGCGATAGGCGCGCCTTTACGGCCGCCGATACGTCCGTCTGCTGTCATCTTTTCTTTTGAGCGAACTACTACGTCTGATTTTGATCGCGTTTCCATAACTTCCTTTCGAATTGGTCTTGCGAGTTACTTCTTTTTATATGCCGGGTGTGATCTACGTCGGCCTAAATCGCGGAGCTGGGACGCAGTAATGTCGCGACGTCGGGATGTCAGTTCTTCGTCGGTGATGTCGATTGGTAGGCGGGCTTCAGACGCCGACGAATCCAGTTCAGTGGGCTTGAACGTTCCCTTTTTGAAAATTGCGGATAGAACATCTTGAGCGGATGTCTGAAGGTCAGCCGCTTTCTGCGTATCACCCTTGCCGCGGTAATTACGTTCGTGAGGCGTAACACCGACGTCAAGCAACTTGTCACGGGAGCTGCGCCGGTCGCGAGGTGCAACCGGAACCTCTACCTTGACTTCAACAATCTGCGGAGGTACAGGGGCGGGCGCAGGAAGGGGGCGAAGCGTCAAAATCCCTCGCATTCGAGCCTCTATGTACGCGGCCCGAATACCGGCTTCGTTTTCAGGCAAATTGCCCATTTCCTTGAACGTGTCTGTAACACGGTTCATATTTTCTTGCGTGTACTCCATCTCTCCGGGGTGATCAATACTGACTAGAAACTTCTCTATCTGCCGCCCCAATTCTGCTTTTTCTTCCGGTGTAGTTATTGCCATTGTGTTTCTCCCTGCGCCGCTTGCGGCGATTGAATTCCTTTCCTTCTTACTTACCTGCCAAAATCCTATTAATTTCGTCCCGATAGGCCGGACCGTTCTTCTGCAAAGCTAATTTCAACGAGCCGTTTCGAGCCATCTCAATAACTTCCTTGCGGGTAAAATCAAGATGCATCGCGGGCTCAGGAAGCCGAGGCAATCGAACCTGTCCGCGAGGGGATACCGTGCTAGTCTTCCGCTCGTAATTCGGCGTTGAGCTGTTGGTAAGTTTGTCGCCTACCTGTCCGATATGATCGTGACGAAGATCAGCGGATGGCCTAACCATATTTCGCACTTGCACGTGCCCGGCAGTTGCATCCGTAGCCAATGAGTCCTTAACCGCATAGAACGCAATCACGACATCATCGAAGTTTGTTTTGGATAGACCGGCAGCCTCCATGTACGCGTAAAGAACGGACCAGTTCGCCTGACAGGCGTAGAACACCGCGCCGCGAGTGACGCCTT